CTAATTCTGGTGGTCGCTCAGAGTGTCCATCATTCATGGTAACGGCAGCAACGTCAATGATTGGAATACCATTCTTCACTGCCATTCTCTTGAATGCCTTAGATAGGTTCTTAGCCTTCTCTGTCTCATTCTTTGCACCGCTTGAGTCGTCAAACAAGCCATGATAGTCAAGGATAACCATATCAGGATGATACTGGTCAATCTTTGCTTGAACCATGTGCTGGTCTGCTGTCTCAAGACCCTCTGAGGTAACAAGGTGAATAGCGTGTTTACCCTCAAACATCTCTTTCGCCCAGTCTTCATACTTCGTAACAATCTCTGGGTTTGCTCTAACAAGATCTGTGTTTGTAAAGTAACCCTCACCATTGTTTAGCAACGTATCAAGGCGCTGCCCCTCTTGGAGTTTATTCATTTCCAAAGAAATAATCAATGGTCGGTAGCCAGCTTTCCATGCATTAACTGCGAACAGTCTTGCAATAAAACTTTTACCAACGCCTGTCCAACCAAGAAGAACAACAAAGTCTCCTGATTGCCAGCCTCCAAATGATTTATCAATTACACCAATTCCGCTAGGGATTCCTTGAAGTTCATCACGACCTTTGAGAGACCGTTCTTTCAAGTCATCAAAGCGCTCTTTCCAGTCTCCAGCAAGGTCTGTATCTTTTAGATTACTAGAATACTTATAGAGTTTTGAAGTATTCTCCATCAAATAAGATAAGGCTTCTTTTGGACCGGCATCACCAATCAAAGAGTTTGCTTTGGAGATAATTGTTCTTGCTTGAAAAGCAAGCGATTCTTTCTTCGCCTCATCTAGGTAATAAGATAAAGGCTCTGGTGTAGCAAAGAACTCAAAATCAGGATGGTGTTGCTTAACTGTCTCCTTTGATGGGACTTTTCCATGCTGATCGTGATGAGACATGATGAAATTCCAAACATCTCTGTACTCAATGAAAACATTATCAACACCGCCGTTTACTGCGGAAACATAATCTTTTGTATCAATAATTGAATTAAGAAGTTTTACTTCGTGGTTCACTCATTTGCCAATCTCTCGTAGGTTTGTTTTACTAAGTCCTTAACTTTATCCTTAGCTTGCTCTTCAAACTTGACTTTATCCGCAATATTTTTTGACTCTATTGCGAAGTCAAAAACAAGAAAAGGACCAGTTCTTGTTTTGATATAAAAAGCAATTGATTTCTCAAGAATGTCGCCATCATAATGCTTTACTAAAGCATCTGCAACTGATTCTTGCCTAGGGGAATCCGGAATAAATAGTTTATGAGATTTTTCGCATAAACTTTTGAAGATCTCTATCAGATCGTTTCCAGTTTTCATCTGTTACCTTCTTTGCTTCTTTCCATGTGCTCAATAAGAATTCAAACTCAGAGATACCGCCATTCACACCGCAATATTCCTCTGACTCCCATGCATTAAGGAAGCAGGGAATTCTTGCGGTGCATTTGGCACATCCGTTCTTGGCATAGTCTATGTCTTCTTTTTTAAAAGAAAACCATGCAGAACTTCTTGAGTCACCTGTACATACGGCAAACTGTTTCCAGTTACTTGGACTCACTATCAATTTCCTGAAGTTTGGATTCAATTTGTGAGTCAATTGATGACCACAATTCTGCCCAAGCTTTTTCGTCATCAAGTGACACCGCTTTGCATCTAGCGCCAGCATCAAGCCTCAAAGATTCGTAGTTACCAAGATTCTTGGTAATACCGATTGAAGCCCAAATCTCAATACCATTTTCTGTTGACATATTACTCCTTAAATGTAAGTTTAACTTTTTGTGATAAATTCTTTATTCTTTTGTCTACTGCGTTATTCATTTTAACATTAGGTCTTCCTGGCACTCTCTCACTGAAGAACTCCACCATCTGATAGACCTCTTCCTCAGTATAGTATCTCCAACTGGAATAACCTGCATACTCATCACCAAATTTTCTTGCTGTTGGGATAAGACCTTTTTTTTCATACTTGCGAATAGTATCAGATCTTTTCTGAACAATCTTGGATATCTCTCCGACAGTATAAACTCTTTTTAAAAGCAAATCACTTTGCATATAGGGAAGAATAACTTGCTCACCATTGCTAAGTTTTTGAATAAAAAGTTTATTACTTGTTTTATTAATCTTCTTTAACTTAACAATTGTGTTTGCATAAATATAAAACTTATTTGAAATCAAGCTGTGTTTTAGCATCTTCACTTTTCTTTCTGTATAAATCCTTATTGATCTTTGAAATTAAATCATTCAAATCAGCAACCCGAATGTCTATGCTATCTGAGCATTTTAGGCAAGTGATATCAACCCACATTTCACTAAATGCATGATATTCCTCTCCTACAAATTTCATCCCGTTGCATTTTGTGCAATTGAATTTAACACCCCGATACATATGCTTCACTTAATCCAACCAACAAGTGTATTCTGCTGTGACAATACCTTTTCCTGGGTGGACAAACATCAATGGTTGAGATGCCTGACCAACAGCGCCGAGTACTTCAATAGCATATGTATTCGTTGACTCAGGACTTCCTGAGATACGACATTGAACCGTATTGAACGTCATCTTTGTTGGGGTGTGGAAGTGACCAAAGTAAACGTCGTTAAACTCATCAATAAGATTTCCGTCGTTATCCTTGCGTTCAATCCCGCCAATCTTCCATCCATATACTTTCTTTTGGAATGAATAGAAAGATGAAAGACTTCCGAACTGATCACCGTGGATCAGCAATGATTTGTATTTTCCAACTGAATCAATAGCGTACCAATGACGCTCGCCACGACCATCAGGGATGTTGAAAGAGATTCGCTTCTCTCCTTCAAACATTAATTCAACAATGCGGTACAACATTCTATCCGCATTTGTTTCTGGGTCATGGTCACGCCTCGCACGACCGCCGATTGAACCATGATTGCCGATAACACCGACAAACGTAACCTTCTCAAAGTTGGCAAGCATCTTTGTAATAAAGTTCTTCATGATTCGTGGACCATCAACAGTAATCTGACGATACAAACCGCCATCTACAAGGAAACTTTGTCCTGGGAAAATGAGTTCTCCTTCAACAATGTCTCCTAGCGCCCAAATTCTAATTTCACGAACAGGATGGTCTTGTCTTTGGATTTCTGTTAGTTGAATAATCTTATCCGCATACTGATCAATTCTTCGTTCACAAACCTCAGTGTTGTAATCAGGTGTCACCTTGGCTAATTGCCAGTCTGCAATGACAGCAACTGCAACTTCCTCAGTACCCTTCCTGCGATCAACAGGAGGCTTTGGAACAGGTACATGCTTATAGTCTGACAGACCATCTTTAACAGCCCGGAAAACTGCATCAGCAAGATGGCTTTCTTTTGTCTTAATCTTCTCGTACTCTTGTAAGAGCTTTGTGTAACTAATCTTCAATTCTGTTTCTGATTGGGGTTCTCCCCCTGTTAATGCATCCTTAGGCATTGGAACTTTTCCATTCTCTTTTCTATATTTGCACAGACCCATCGTGTCAATTGACTTACGACAAGATGAATCCGCATATTTCTGATTGGCTGTATTGGGTTCAAACTCTTCAGAGCAACCCTCTGTTTCACAAATTTTCATAAGGTTTATTATACATGAACCGAAACGTGTTTATTCAAAAAAACCAGAATTTGTTCTTGAAGGCAATCTTTTACCCAAAGGCTTCTTTACGATCTTCTTCCGTTGCTTCATATTTGCCCTCAACTTATCCCTGTGATCCTGCGAGGGGCGCTTGCCTTCTCTGTGAATGGCGCTATGCTCAGGGTGAGTGCAAAGGAAAAGATTGTCTATACGATTGTCACTCTTAACTTCGTTTATATGGTGAACTGTTTCCCATGAATTAAGATATCTATCCACATACTTTTCCATAACCGCACGATGTTCGTAGATATAACCCTTGATGTTTGATGGGTGCTCAGGGTCTAAGATACGGACATACCCTTTATCATCAATATACTTGCCCCCCGCATAATTGGGGTTCATTTCTCCGACAGAACTGTGCTCTGACCACTTCACATCATCTCTTTGAGATGCTAGGGGTCTTTTTGCCATTTCTAAACTGTTCCACCAACATCTTCAACGTATAATTGCATACGAGCTTCGCTAGTTAAGATTGAAAAACTACTAGCATTGTTATTAGATGATCCATCGTCACGATTAATGGTTACAAATATTCTTTCTCCAGAAACCGCAGTTCCCCCAGAGTCTAAAACTGTTGCGTATGTTCCAGCCCCAATTTTTGTAGGAAACGAGTTTGTTGTCTTGAGTATGTGACCGCCAATGAGTGGAGTGGTAGCATTGTTAATAAATGTATAAGGAGGTGGTGTAATCTTCCATGTTGAAATGGTAGTATTGGCATTTGCGGTTCCTGTCTTGAGGGAGAGGAGGAAAGTGCAATCTTCTCCACCTGCGCTAAATATAGTGATACCAGGGAAACTCAAGGACACTTTGTAGTACCTGTTGACAGCCACAGAGATTGTATTGTTCGGACCATTGGCTTCATTCTCCAAGGCAACAAGCTCATGATCGGTATTGAAAGTAGCGAAGGGACCAAATGTAGATCCACTAATCGTTTTGATTTTGATAATACCTTTTGGATTATCATCAGTAGCAGCCTTTACTTGATCAGTATTTGTTGACATCTGAGACAAACGATCCGCCGTGATCGGGGTAGCAGGTGTCCAGAATACAAATGAGTAGTTTTCGTAAGTCATATCTCTATATTATACCTTATTGACCCTCAAAACTACTAACTTCTTTCATATATTGACAAAGATACAACATCAGAAGTTTTATAAATTTTCCATTCGTCTGTGCAGGCATTAGCATAATATTCATCTAATTCGGCATTATCAATAAGTTCTATCTGCAATAGGCAATAATTTTCTGGATAATTACTAAAAGCACTTTGTAGTGACAGATAGCCTCCAGATGGTTTCTGGATTATATCAGAACTACTCGTTGACAAAACAACTTGAGCAGCACCAATATTTGGATAACCACAATATATATATTTAGACATTATAACTCCCTTTATTTATTACAAAAACTTTATTTTGCTTCAAGAATATCAATCTTAGCCTTAAGTTGCCTTATTGCTTCCCACATTATGGCAATAATGCCACGATCTTCTGTTGTCAGCAATTTGAAATCATACCTTGGATCATTAGTTTCATCAACGACAAGATCGCTATATTCTCCTAAAGCACTCTGCAGTTCTTGAGCAATAAAACCAAATTTCTTGGGTGCAACATTGTATTCGTCTGTTACGTTTCCATTTTCATCTAATTTTTTAGTTACATAATGTAAGTAATCATAAATTTTCGGTTCAATTGTGTCAATTAGACTAAGCACATCAATGACACTAGAAATTGGTTCTATATTGTCTTTGACTCGCCTATCAGAAGCCCCTGTTATTGTTCTGCTTGAATAACTGTTGCCAGTGTAATATTGCTGTATAAAACCCTTAAATTCATCCCTACAAACTCCCCAAGTTGTCATCGGGTTTGAGCCACTAAGCCATGAAGCTTGGAGCACTGCTGTGTATCCTGCTTGCGTTGTTGAAGCACCATTGGCTTGATCATGAATCCAAAAAGCTGCCTCTCCCGCACTTCCTGCCCCAACAAACTCTGCAATTGTTCCACTCAATGCACCTGCAGAGTCTGCGGAACCTGCGGAGTCTGCATACCCCACATGGGTATCAGCATGCGCTGTATCTCCATTATATCCGTACAAACGCCAACGACTTCCTGTAAAATACGTTTGAACGCTATAATCGTTGTCGCCATCTCGCCTGTATAAACGATATGGTCCAGGTCTTGCTGCGCTTGTCCACATACCTGTTTGACCTGTTATCCCGGATGCAGGAACTGCACTCGCACTTGTTGCATTGCCACTGAATGCTGCTGCAGTTATTGTCCCTGTTGCAGTTAAGTTTCCACTGGAACTTGCCTGCACAAAAGTACCAGATGCAACAGGGGTTGTGGAGTTAACAACCATAGTTGAGTCATCAGCAACGGCACTAGCGTTAAAATACCCAAGAAATGCGCCCGACCCTGTAATTGTTGAATAATTAGACTGTGTGCGTTTTATTTGAAGATAAGCATCTTCCAGGTATGTCAGGTAGAATCTCCCCCCTATTGATTTTTGTATATATAAGTTTGCCGTTGATGTTGTATTGCCAGTAATTGTTCCAGAAAAGTTTGCACCAGTCGCTGTTAGGACACCAGTGCTTGAGACTGAGAAATTACCGTTAGTTATTTGACCATTGGAATAAAGGTAGGTGTTACCTGAATTTATAGATGTATTTGAAAGTGTCCAGCCTCCGATTGTTCCAACATTGGAAAAAATATTTCCACGAACAACGACATTGCTAAACTCCGCAGTTCCATCATTGGATATTCTCCAACCATCAGACCCCGGAGTATAAACATTGCTGCTGATTGTATTATTGACGAGAATAATGTTTGAAACAAGTTCATCAGCAGTGATGGTATTGGCAGCAATATGCACTGCTGTGATGGTGTTTGCTATGATAGCCGAAGCATTCAGTGTGCCTGGATTCAACCGGATTCCGGCTGGAACGAGGACCGACTGGTTAACAATATTAACGACTAGCGATTCAAAAGCCAATCGGTTATTCTCTTGTCTAATAGCCCTTGTTTGACTTTGGGTTGAATTAACAAACGAAGGAGAGAAGTCATAGATGGAATATTTTTCCGTAGAAATTAAAGAAGAAGTGACCCCATCATGAGAGTGCCCTCCTGCTGGAACAAATATGATTGAATTTTCAGATGAACCCGAAACCCCGGAGGTTCTAATTCTTGCCATTACACTACCTTCCTTAAAGTTATTGAGTGATCCAAGCTGTCCCCGACATTAAGTGAGTGAGAGATAACCCAATAGTCAGTGGCGGTTTCTATCCCCAATGTTTTAAAATCTTGTATTGTAATTCTATCACCCAATTGCAATCTAGGCATTGCCAAGGCGCTTATGGTCAAAATAGGAACAGGTTGATTAAGTTTTGACACCATAAAATCCGCTATTTTTTTTGCATGGTCTGCAGAACTTATGTATGGGTTATCAATTACAATCTCTTTCAGCCCATATTTTCTGATGTCATCGGACAGTGTTGCAGATTGGCTCTTAATCTGGCTTGTCTGCTCTGTCGTAATTATCGGGGTTCCTGCTATAGAAGCGAACTGCTCAACGCCAGTGAGGGGGTCAGCCCCTTGGAAGTATACAAAATCACCAACCTCAACATTATTTGACGCTGCAACAGCAAATTCAGCAACATACGCTGTTGGCTTGTACAACTGTATTTCAACTAGGTCAGTATCTTCAAACTCAATCGCAGTAATGAAAGGGCTGAGGATGTTAAAAGCCGGAGCCTTGTCATACTTGATATCGTAGTAACGCACTTCTCTTATCTTTGTGTTGGCGTTATGAGTCGCTGCAACCGTTCCCAATTGCGCCCTCTCTATTCCCTGGAATGTATTGGCTGTTATCCCAGTGTATTTGACAACCTCATTATCTATTTTAAGATAACCGTTCTTTCCAAATGGGGGGTGCTTAGTACTACTGACGGGAAGAGTATTTGATGAAGCAGTAATGTTGGAAGTTAGATTAACAACTCCGAGAGTGGTTGGATCTTCTGGAGACCATAATCCTTGACGACCTTGTAGTGATGAAGCTAGACCAGATATATTGACGGTTACTTTATTTACCTGTAACTGGACATTAAAATCACCGGATACAATGTTGGTTAATCCACTAAAAGTCATCTGCGAATTTGCATGTTGATCTATAGATGACTCAAAGAATCTGTAGAAGTGGTCGTACCTAATAGAGTCCGTCTCATCCACATACATTCTCCCAAAGTCAGCCAGCGAGATGTTGTCAATAATTTCTCTGGCACTCTGCTCGTTGCCATACAGGAATGGAAAAACAGTTAGTGGCTGAATCTTTGTCGTGACATACCTGTTGGTTATCTGTTCAGCAGACAAGGCTTTTCTATAAATCACAAATTCATCTATCGTAAGTGTACGCTTTGCTCCCGACATTGTTTCCCCATAAGCAACTTCTGCACTTACATACTCAGTATAGAAGGCACCACGACCACCTATTGTTATATCATTTACCCAGTTAGCTATTGCGCCAACACCAGTTGTTTCGCCAACTTTACTACCATTGATGTAGTAATTCAGAGTTGAATCCTTATATGTTACAACGATATGTGAGAAGTTAGTGGTTGATAGAGCTGTTGACGAAGAAACTGTTTTCGTTACGCCACTGCTGTTTTTTACTTTAAACCCATGTGATCCTGATGTATTAAAGAATTCAAATCCACTTGTTGAAGAAGCATTTGACCAATTGCTCAGATACTCACCATCATTAGCATATACTGATGGCAATTTTGCATACACCTCTATTGACCATTCGGTTGTGTAATTCACACTTGATGTTGACGGTAGATTCAATGATGCATGTGTTGGTATTCTGATATAAGAAGGTGATGCAAGTGATGCAGATTTTTGATTCGCTTCAGAAACAATTCCAGTAGGTTGCCCCAGAGTTGGGCTGGAGACATAGATCCCATCATTTCTTTGATGGTTAGCATTTTTGCTTGCTATGAGAAAAGTTTCATCTCTTGAACCACAATTGTCATAGGCAGCAATGGTGTAGCAATCTGTATGCGGTATTTGATAATCACCATCACTACCAGATGCCCATAATTCAAGACTAAAATCACCAACTCCGTGGAAAAATTCAATACGAATTGGGTAAGGAACACCTGCATCCAAATCTAGGTTATTGGAAATATTGCTTGATACATCTGTAAGAACAGCTTCATGATTAAACCACTCATTAATTATCACATTATTGTCAAGAAGAACACGTACTCCTCCATCTTTGACTCTGACAAATAACTCCTGAGTCCCAGATTCAGAAGGAACGTAATAGCCATCCACAACGCCATTGTAATATTCCGAGTAGGTGTCCCCATTTACAGCCGTAAAAACATAATCATTTAAATCCAAGCATGTATTCGCTGTTGTTGAGATATCCTTACTCAAGGTGACAAACGATGGTGGAACTAATTTGTTTACCTGCAAGTTTTTGTCGTAAGCAATTGCTTTCTCAACGAGTGTAAGTTCCATCTCCATAGTGTCAGAATATATGTTCTTTACATTATTCTCATCGCCGGACTCTATTCCCCAGAATCTTGCTCTCAATCCAGTTGACGGAACGATTGTGTTATCAGATCTATCAACAGTTGGTTCACTAAAAGAATACTGAGCAACTGCATCAATACGAACCGGCTCTTTGATGTGGGGAATCAACTGCTTATAGTCAGCTCTTGGGAAGTTGGCTGTCATGAGTAGGTTGAGAATGGCATCACTAGCGGTTGAGTCCTGTTGAAAAAAACCTCTTGTAATTTGTTTTTCTGTTAAAAACTTAGACCAATCATTTGCTTTCATAGAAACCTGCATTGAACTTGAGCCAGACCATTCATCCACATAGAAGAGTCCTTGATGAACATACTCGTAAGGGTCAAACGTAACCACAGCATTAACCGAGTGACTGACTGCAGTGGTTCCTTCAAAGCCACGGGTGTTTACGAGAAGGTCTCTTGTACCAGATTTGGAAGAACACAATATCTTCTCTTCATTCTGCGTATCGGGGTCAATGGTTATTACAAAATAATTATTCGCTCCGCCAACAGGAAAAATATCTCCATTTTTTACTACAATTGTTGAGGCACTACTGTTGATTGAAGAAAGCAGTTGTGTGCTTGACAGAACGTCGTCTGTTTTTTTTATTCTCCAGCCAAGATCAACAGATACCTTTAAATCTTTTTTCATGTAAGCACCAAACTGAGCTGAATTATCGGTGTTGTAGATATTAAAATCTTTGCTTGTATTATCAATAGTTAATGACAAAGATGAACTTCCAGAACCGCCAATAGGCAAACTGGTCTCATGCAGATCCCTTGCTCTGTCTATTGAATAGTTAATAACATAATCGCTGATATCTGTCTCATAGATTGGAGATACTTCAATAATCCTTGCGTAATCCACAGGGTTCTTTGTTGAATGAACAGTCACTTTTATTTTATAAACATTCTGAGACGCAAGACCTTCAGAAATAATATGGTCTTTATAATAAGCGCCACTGGGGATAGAGCCTTCTTGCTCTGATATCAGGGTAAGCGATTGGTTATAAACATAAAGTGTATAGTCCTGAATCTGACCATTAAACTCCGAAGTCGCAACCCGAATTCTATTAACCTTTCTCTGGGTAAATTCAAGTTCAATATATGGATCAGTAGCGAAGCCGTAACCATTATATGTTACCGAGGCTGTGTTTGAACTTACTGAATTGGACATCCAGCCATATTTGAAGTTATCATCAAGGTTTGAAGGCATTGCATGCCAATTACCATCAGCCCGAATAACTTTGCCATTAACATCTTTTGCGTTGCAAACAGCCCAAGTAAATGTCTGTCTATCAACACCACTCATTGCTTGCTTTGGAGCAAAAAAGAAACCAGCCGATCCATTAGTATTGGCATTTGCCAAGGCAGAGTTTGTGTTTGCAGTCAGTGCATCAACGTGGCGACTATCAAGCCATTGAACCATAATCCTTGGCTTAACTTTTTGAGCAGGGGATTGTGATGACGAAATGAAAGAGTTAGAAAGAGTGACACCGTTACTGTTTTTTATTAACATTACGCCTCTTCCAACGTCATACTGCATTCCCAGAAGTAAACTTCTGATATAAGATCTCTTCTGATCAATGATTCGGAATAATCTCTAACGAATACATTATACTCTGTTTCCGTGTACGGGTCATTCCCATCAGCGTCGTTGTTCAACATTTTTAATGTATGAATATCCGGGTCAGAAGCAATACTCTTTATGTAATCCCTTGCGTATCTCTTATCAACAGTGTCATACCTTGAACTAGGTAGGTAAGTCCATGACAATGAGAAAGTCCTTCTTGTCGGATTGGTCAACTGCTGTCTCTTGTAATACCTTGATTTTGTATTATTCCAATTTTTAGATTCAATAAAATCCATACTTAAATCAGAAGCAAGTGTTCTTCCCTGATTAGTTAATGGCTTATTGTCAAGAACAAATAGTGTTCTATAACCGGCAGTATCAATGTTATTATTAACAGCAAACTTAATAGTATTTGCAATCAAAGAGGCTCCGCTTATTGGGATACTTATATTTGCAAACAATATTTCTTTTCCGGCAGTTACTGTCAAAGAAATTGCATTTATGGAGACAGATGCTGTTCTCACCTTGGTTGCTAGTGCAGTTACAGATGAGCTGATTGATACCTGAGAGGCTCCGTGTAGGGTTCTTTTGGCAACTACGTTTACATCTGCTGCAGCGTAAATTAGAGAAGCGACAAAGGCAATGGTCTTAACAGAGCCAGAGGCATCTGCGGAGCCAGAAGGTGTAGATTGAGCCAGAGCAATTTTTGTTCCAGAAACGGTTACGTCAGATGAGGCACTAATAGAAATTAAAGAAAATAGTTCTTCAGTACCCAAAACTAGCGATACACCTGATATGGTTATACTTGAGGAAGCGAGAGCAATCTTTGTTCCGCTTGAAGATGCAGAAGCATCTCCTGAAGTGCTTGATGCAGCGAGTTGTTGCTGGAGAGCAGATGTTGTAACTGAACTCGTTACACTAACTGATATGTCAGCAAGTTTTAGTCCAGCTTGAGTATATAAATCAATACCTGACTTTAGGTCTTCAGTTATGTTGAATTTGTAATCAAAACTCATTAGATTTCCTCACAAACAAAAGTTACGTCATAATACGAACAATCAATTGCAATATCTCTTCTAATTAAAGTTTCTGAGTAACTTGTTGGATAAACAAAAAAAGATTGAGTATCTGAATCTGGTGAATCCTTGATTGTTAAATAAAGTTTGTTAACTGAATTAGCCAAACCTCTAACATAGTTTCTTGCATACATGCCATCAATGGTGTGCTCTGGTTTCTCTGGCAGATAAGTCCAAGATAAAGAGAAAGACTTCTTATTCTTCTTTATATATCTTCTAGTCAATCCAGAG